TAATGAAATGAATGTTCAGAGCCACCTAGATCCTAAGCTTCAATTCGACTTTTTACTAAATATAGTAAGACCCAAAAAGAGATGGGGCAAATGGATTAAACGCGAAAATAATGATACTCTTGAATTGATTAAGAAGTATTATAGTTGTAGTTATGAAAAAGCAAGAGACTACTCTACATTGCTGAATGACTCTCAACTAGACATTATTCGACAAAATATTGAATTAGGTGGTTTGAAAGGAACAAAATGAGCGAAACTATCATCCAAGCGATGATTGAAGTGAAGTTAAAAGAACCCGATGACTTTCTCAAAGTAAGAGAAACCCTCACCAGAATCGGAATTGCATCACGCAAAGAAAAAACATTATTTCAGTCTTGTCATATTCTTCACAAACAAGGAAGATATTACATAGTACATTTTAAAGAATTATTTGCATTAGACGGAAAGACATCCAATTTTTCAGAAAATGATGAAGCACGAAGAAATACAGTTGCTAATCTGCTTTCTGAATGGGAATTAATCACTTTGGTCGAAGCAGATAAATCAGCAGAACCTACAGTTCCATTGAGTCAACTAAAGATTCTTTCTTTCAAAGAGAAAGATGAATGGGAGTTGACACCAAAATATAATATAGGAAATAAAAAGGAAGCTGATGTCGAGAATGACGAGTGATTTATATTTTTATAAAACAAATCCAGAAGTAAACGAACCAATTCGGGCTACCGAAGGTTCTGCTTGTTTTGACATATGTTCTTTTTTACCAGAAGATTCGCTGGTAAGAGTATTCATAAGTCATCACGATCAAGATATAGAAATAAGAGAAAGAAAAGTAGTAAAAGGAAGGGTTCAGATTAACCCTACAGAACGAATGTTAGTTCCTACTGGATTGATTTTTGATATTCCAGCAGGACATTCGATTCGTTTGTATCCAAGATCTAGCCTTGCTTTAAAACAAGGCTTGACTCTTGCTAATAACGTAGGCATTATCGATTCCGATTATGTCGAACCAGTTTATATGATGGTTTATAACATAAGTGGATATCAACAATTTGTATCCGATGGAATCCGAATGTGTCAGGCAGAAATGGTAAAAGAATTTCTACACGTTATTATGGAAAGTGATATTCGCCCAGAGCGAAAAACTGATAGAGATGGAGGATTCGGTTCAACTGGAAAGGAATAACCTTGTCTCAGATTCTACACAAATGGACACTCGCTACTGTTCAAGTTATTTACTATTTACCCGATTATACAGATTTAGTTAACGAATTCGTTTGGCAAACAGAAGACCAAATGCCCAAATTTCCTCGCATCACCAAATTTTTAGATTATTGGGATAAGAATATCGATGGTTCAATTAAAGAAGCATATATTTACGATCAAGGTCACAACGAGCTTAGAGTGGTAGATAGAAGATATAAAATAAACTAGGCCAAAGAAAAGACTTGACAACCCTGTCATTATTTGTTATAATTATAGGTGAAGGTGAGGGATTGACCCTTTCCGTTTTTCAATTTAATTGAGATTATATTATGATTACTAAAGAAGTAGTAGAAAGATTGTCTAGCGACACCAAAGAACTTTTTGATTTTTACGATAAAAAAGGTTTGAGAAAGTCTGATAAACAGAAATCAGAAGATATTTCTGGATTACTTGAAACAGCTATGGAAGACCTTATTGAAGGTGCTGTTGCTCCAAAAGTAGATAGTGAACCTGACATTCGTTTGAATGGAAGTCCTGTAGAAATTAAAACTTCATCTGGTGAAACGTGGCGAGGTGGTGCTTACTCCAAAAGGGGTGGTCACTTTATTTTTGTTACTTGGAATTTGAATGGTGATAATGTTCCTTCCTTTTTCATTTCTGGAATAGACCTTGTTGAATCCGATTGGAAAATGAGTAATTCAGATAATTACTACGCTACAACTTATGGAAAAAAAGAACTCCATAACAATAAAGATAAAGTTATTTTTTATCATGGTTCTCTTGAAAGTTATGCTAGAGGGAAACAGACTTGTATTAAGGTTCATTTGAATGAAGTTTGATTTTGAAGTAATAGAAATCGATAAAACTCTAGCAACAAAGTTTGTTCAAAAATATCATTACTCACCAGTAATGCCCGCTATAACAAAGCACTATCTTGGTTTTTTTCTGGATGGTGATTTGAAGGGAGCATTAACATTAGGTTGGGGCACTAAACCAAGACACACTTTCAATAAGATGTTTCCAAATGTTGGAATTTTGGAAAAAAAAGATGAAAAATTTGTACATGATATAAACGATTGGTACTATGAAATTGGAAAGATGTGTTTGTCTACAGAACTTAACGATAATAAAGGTGCTGGTAGTCAAATGGTTTCTGCTACTATCAAGTGGTTAAAGAATAATACAAAATGTCAATACCTATATACGATGGCTGATGGAATTATGGGTAAGTGTGGTTTTGTATATCAAGCATCAAACTTCTATTATGGAGAAAAATACTTTACCTCAGTATACTTGATGGAAAATGGAGAAAAATTACATCCACGAACATCAAAAGATTTGTGTACAGAAAATGCTAAATTTTCTGGTAAAGAAAAAGTATTTTGGATGACTACTGATTTTATGATTCACAAAGGAATCAGAAGAATTGATGGTTTGATGTTTCGCTATCTTTATCCATTGAATAAAAAAGCTAAAAGAATGATGAAACAGTCATCGATGAATTGGGATAAAAGTTATCCAAAAAGTAAAGATTTAGAATGGGTTGATGTTACTGATAGAAAAAATAAAAAATCTGTTCCTCAACCAGATTTTAAAATGGACATAGATAATATTGAATATAACAAAAATATATCAGCTAATCTGGATACTTTTTTACAATAAAAACTTGACTTTTTAGTGTCAGTATGGTATATTTAAGATATATAAAAATGAATTGCGAGTAGTTGTTAGAACGCTTTGGAATTCCATTCCGAAGAAGTTGGTGCGAATCCAACTGCTCGCTCCATTTTGGATATAAATAAATATGAAAACAAGATATAAACTAATAGTGAAAGATTCTGGAAGTTATGCGGAAGATTCATTATTCAAACTATATTTTACGATTTTAAGACATCGCTTTCATCATCTATGTAATGGTGATGGATGGCGTGATTGAGGCTGACCATAGTGGTAGTCTCACAACCAATCTCAAGTCTTGTGCTATGGATTGAGATTTATATTAACCAACCTTGCTTAAATAAGGAGGAATTATGGTACAATTAGCATCACACTCAAATTTCACAGTAGGCGATTTAGAACGATTCATGGGTTTATCCGTTGGATTCGATTCTATGTTCAATCGTCTCGCAAATTTCCCACACCAACAGGAAAGTGGATCTTATCCACCTTACAACATCCGAAAAGAAGATGACTATAAGTTTGTCATTGAACTGGCCCTTGCTGGTTTTTCGGAAAAAGATGTTGAACTCAAACTTACAGAAAGCGTTCTCCACATCAAATCTGTAGAAGATAAGGGGAAACACAATCTGGATACGCCAGATTACGTTCATAGAGGAATTGCTAATCGCTCTTTCTCTCGTAAGTTTACTCTTGCTGATGACATTGTTGTCAGAGGAGCGGAATTTGAGAATGGTCTTCTTAACATCTATCTGGAAAAAGTTATTCCAGAGGAAAAGAAACCACGAATTATTCCGATCACTAATCCATCTGTGATTGAACACAAGAAGAAGTAATTTCTTGTTCGCCCCTTCAAAGATAAATACTTTGGAGGGGTTTTTTATTTTTAATTATTTGTAGGAGAAAAATTATGTTACCACTTGCAGGAATGCTATTCAATGTAGTTGCTGGATTAGTAGTTGATAAAGCTCAAGACCTAGCATCAGAACACGTTGAAAGAATGATAGATGATATTCTTCCAGAAAAAGCGAAGAAAGAATTAGATAAAGTAGTAAAGGAAGATACTACACATACTTTCAATAATGCAAAAGACGCATTAATGGGAGCAGTAGAAGGAAAACTTCCTATCAATTTAAAAGACGGAACGATTAAACCAATAGAAATGACATTCACAGTTAAATATGATCCTACTACTGGATCAGTTGATATAGATAAAAATTAAGAGAGGGTATCATGGCAAGTAGAAAACCATCTTATAATGGTCACTTGACAAAAAACTTTGGGTATCAAGAAATGATAAAAAGTTCTACAGCAGATAGACTTGGGATTTCAAATGATGCTTCGAGGGAACACGTTATTAATTTAGTCAATCTCTGTAACTTTATTCTACAACCGATAAGAGATGAGTTCGGGGTTATTCGTATCAATAGCGGATATCGTTCACCAGCATTGAATAAGGCAGTGGGCGGTTCAAAGACAAGTCAGCATTGTAATGGTCAAGCAGCAGACTTTGAATCTACAAGAATTTCTAATCCAGACCTCGCAAAATGGATTGAAAAAAATCTAGTATTTGACCAGCTCATTCTGGAATTTTATGATGGAGTTGACCCAAATAGTGGATGGGTACATTGTTCTTATGTTCTTGATGGGAGCAATCGAAGTAAAACAATGACGGCTCTAAGAGTCAATGGGAAGACCCAATACAAGCCGGGACTTCTTTCATGAGGGGGAAATATGAAATATGTGTGGCTTATTTACTTACAATTTTTATTTGTAATAGGGCAATTTAATAGGAGAAAGAATTGGATTGACAAACACATCTTAATGTGTTATAATGAGTTAGATAAGTTAAAAGTGAACTATGTTAAATATCACAATTTTGATGAAAAAGAATAGATGAGTTTTTATACCAATGTTGTTACACTAGGAAATAATATACTATTTCGTGGTATCTCTTCTGATGGCAAAAGATTCAAAGACAGAATAGAATACCATCCTACCTTATTCATACCTACACAAGAAGA